AAGGCCGCGAGTTGGGCGGCAAGGTCGATTCCGCGCTCCTCGGCTATCACTCGATGGCTGTCGTCCGGCGCGAACGCCGCAGGCGGTCGCCTACTCCTCACTCCTTTAGGAGTGAGTTGTTTTGTTTTGTTGTGTTTTGTTGTGGTACTACTGTCGGCATTCAAGCGGGATTCATGTGCATCCCACCGCTTCCTGATCGCAGCCCGGCGCTTCTCGCTGATGTCCGTCGCCTTCGCGATCTCGGCCTCGTAGGTCGGCCACAGGCGCTCGACCACCGCCCTGGCCGCGTCGGTCACGCCGGCCGGTTGAGGCGGCAGTTCTCCGACGAACCAGGCGTCGCAGAGCGACTCCACCACCTGCCACCGCTCGCCCTCTGACAGCCGGCGAAACTCGGGGGTCGCGTGCAACTCACAGAACCGAAGGGGCATCCACCACCGCGTACCCGTCCCCATCATCCACCTCCCATAAGTGCCTGATTCTATTGGTGTTCTTGCGCGTCTCCAACCAAGAACGTGGGCGAAATGCTGTATGCGTTACGCATGCCGACGCCTCCTCCTCTCCCCGGGCACCTCCTGCACCCGGAGCCACCGCAGGTAATGCTCGTCCAGCATCCGCATCGAGGTGCCGGAGTACTCGGACAGGGCCAGCAGATTGGCCCCGCGCTGGGCCGCCTGCGTCATAAAGGCCGACCGTCCCCGGTAGAACCCGCGATACCGGACGCCGGCCGACTGGCAGGCAACCCTCCAATGGAACCCGCCCCAGTACCCGGAGGACACCTGCTCGCCCGCGGGGGTGGTGCAGACCCACGGCCCACGGCGCTCGGCCGACCGCAGGATCTCGACCAACTCCAGCGTGAGTCTGATCCGACGCCGGCTGCGCCTGGTCTTGGGCTCGCCCTCGACCCGATCCACGGCCGACCGCTCGATCTTGAGCGACCGCGCCCCAAGGTCCACGTCGGACCAGCGCAGCCCGCAGGCCTCGGAAGGCCGAAGCCCGGCCAAGCAAACCAGCCCGACCAAGGGCAGGTACTCAACCTTCCATCTCTTGAACCAGCGGAGCATCCGGCGCACCTCGGTCGCGGTGTACGGGTCTGGGCGCTCGCTGTTCCTGCGGGGCCACCGCAGGCCGCGCACCGGGTTGGTCTGGATGAGGCCATCCCGGCACGCCTGCGCCAAGACTGCGGAGAACGACACCGAAACGTGCTTCGCGTAGCCGACCGATATACCGCGAGACAGCAGCGCCTCCTGCCAGTCGTTCACGGCCGGAGACGTGATCTGATCGACGGCGTAGGCCCCGAAGCGCGGCAGGACGTACAGGCGCAGGTGCCCTCGGCGCAGACGCGCCGTGCGGTCGGACACCCATGGGGCGCCGTTGTAGGCCGCATCCCAGCGGGAGCAGTAGCCCGCAAGCGTGCGCTCGGGCGCGACAAACAGATCGAGTTGCATCGTCGGGACGGGGGGGGAGCGGTGCCCGGCAACTACCGAGTCCCCCCCGACCTCCGCAAGAGAGCGCACGCCCATGCGACCGCGCTACAGGATCCACTTGATCCTGTCAAGGAAGTCAACTAACCTTGAGGGTATGACTATGCCTGGAAAGCCGCAAGAAGCCGAGAACGCCATGGGGCCGAACGTGTTCGTCCGGCTCACCGACGATCTGAACGACGCAATCAACTACATCGCGCAGTCGGAGGACCGGCCAAGATCGCGCGTCATCCGAGCCCTCCTGCGCGAGGCGCTGGAGGCGCGGCGTATGCTTCGGCCGCCCAAAATCAAGCAAGCCATGTGACCGGACATCCAGGGCGCCCCTGACCGGGCGCCCTTTTTTTGCCCAAAATCGTCAAGGCCGCTTGACTTGTTTCTCCCGTGACAGTATTGACAGGATCAGTCGCCGGACAAACCAACCCCGGAGACAAGGAGGAATCCATGGGAGACAGGGAGAAGAGGCTCATGAAGATCCTGGTGCGCTGCGCCGAGATCCGCGGAAAATACACCGGCGATCTGTACTCCGAGTCGAAAACCGAGATGCGCGACTGCATCCTCGCCATCGGTTCCGAGATCGAGGCTATGCTCGTCGGCGATCCGGCGCAGGCGCCGGAAACCGACTACAGCAACTTCGACACCTACAAGCCGTCCCGGGTGGCGTCGTGAGCGCCCGGCAGTACACGCGGATCGGGGGCTACATCGTCCCGCTGGAGCAGCCCCCGGCTGCTCCGCGGTACGAGTGGCATCATGTCCTCAGCGCGGCGTTCGGCGGCGCCTTGCTGGCGATCCTCGCGGTCGCGGCGCTGGTCAGGGGGGTGTGACATGGCAACCGCCATCCAGACCGCAGACCGTGACGCTTGGCTTGCAGCCCGGCGTCGCTACCTCACCGCGTCCGACGCGGCGTCGGTCCTCGGCCACAGCCCGTGGCGTTCACGGCTCGATGTGTGGCTGGACAAGATGGGCCAGGCCGAGCCCTTCGAAGAGACGGAGCGTATGCGTCTTGGCCGGCTGCTGGAGCCCGCCATCCTGCGCCGGTACGCGCTCGATACCGACCTGACCGTCGTGCCCAACGAACTCCTGCACGCATCGGACAAGCACCCGTTCCTGGCCGCTACGCCAGACGCCATTGTGCTGTCGGGCAAGGAACAGGCCGGACTCGCGCAGGCCAAGGCCACGTCATCCGTGTCGTCGTGGCCGGACGGCCAGCCGCCGCTCTACTACCAGATCCAGGCCGCCGTCGAGATGTGCGTCATGAACGCGCCCTGGGACGATTTCCCCACGTTGATCGCCGGCTCGGACTACACCTGCCCTCGCGTCGAGCGCCATGCCGGCGCCGAGGACGCGATCCTGTCAGAACTCCATGAGTTCTGGGAACGGTTCGTGGTGACAGGCCAGACGCCGCCGCCGGCGTCGGAAGGCGACATCAAGACGTGGGCCCGCTTGGTCCCGGCGCAGCCCAAAAAGATCGTGTCGCTGCCGTCCGAGGCTGTCGTCCTGTTCGACTCCTACCAGCAGCAGAAGGCCATCGCGTCGGCCGCGGAAAAGGAGAGCAAGGCTTTCCAGGCGCAGTTGCTTGCGCTCCAGGGCGACGCAGAGATCGGCGTGATCGCGGAGCGCGGCATGGCCTGCAAGCGCAGCAGCGTCACGGTGCCGGCCAAGCAGGTCAACGCCTACACCTACGAGAAGTTCGCAATCGCGAAGTGGAAGGGAGCCAACTAATGGCAAAGAACGAAGTGGCCGTGGCCGAGCGCCACGACCTGGACGACCAGACCATCCTGCGGCTGGTCAGCGACGGCGACTGCTCCAAACTGTCGGCCGAACAGCGGCTACGGTACTACCGGGCCCGCTGCGACGCGGCGGGCCTCGACTACCGGGCGCAGCCGTTCCAGTATATCACGCTGTCGGGGCGTCTGGTGCTGTACGCATTGAAGGGCGCGACCGACCAGTTGACCGCAGCGCACAAGATCGCAGTCGCGATCCAGGACCAGCGCACCGAGGACGGCATCCGCGTGGTCACCGTGCGTGCAACCACCCCGGACGGGCGCTCGGTGGACGAGATCGGCGCGGTGCCCATCGCCAACTTGAAAGGCGACGCACTCGCCAACGCCCTCATGAAGGCATCGACCAAGGCGAAGAGACGCGCCATTTTGAGCGTGTGCGGCCTCGGGATGCTCGATGAGACTGAACTAGAGACGTGCGCTGTCACCGCGACCAATCCCGCGGCCAGCGCCGACCCGGGTCCGGCCGCGGAGGCCGTGCGACCAGTCCGCTTCCTCTCGGACCTGGCTGCCTCCTCCCCTCCTCGGCCGGACCCGGCTTCCCGCGTGTCAGAGGGCCGCGCCGCGGCCACGGCCTCGGAGTTCGGAGAGGACGAGTACCAGACCTTCCGAATCAAGAAGGCGTGGCACGATCTGAAGGAAGGGGTGAGGAAGGACGGCAAGCCGTTCTCCTTCACAAAGCACAGCGCCTCGACCGAGGAAGGCGTCAGGATTTCCACGCTGAAGGACGACTTCGGGACGCTGCTCAAGGATGGCGTGATGGTATCCGCAGTCATCTCCGACGAGGCCAAGTACGGCTCGCACGAAATCGTCGCTATTCGCGAGGTCATCGAGGACGAGCGCGAGTGGCCGGAGATCGGCGACATCGAGATTTGAGAGGGGGACGGGAGGGGCCGGCCGCCCTGACGGCTGGCCCCTCCCGGTGCAGGAGGTGGATGATGGGGCGGGGGTTGATGCGGCAAGGGGTCGAGGCGCTGGGGCCATTGTTCCAGGCCCACAGCGCGACCTCGGTGGAAGCGGCGCATAAGATCGCAGACGCCGCTGCGTTGCGGGCGCAAGTGCTTGCGTATTTGCGCGAGCGCATCGACGGCGCGACCGACGAAGAGATCCAGACCGCGCTCTCCTTGGGTGGCTCCACCCAGCGGCCAAGGCGGGTCGAACTGGTCAATCGCGGCCAGGTGCGGGACTCGGGCCGCCGGCGTCTCACGCGAAGCGGCCGGCAGGCCGTCGTCTGGGTGGCCGCGTGACGCCCGCTGGCCGCAGGCGCAAGGGTAGCCGCATCGAGCGCATGGTCGTGCAGCGGCACCAAGAGAGCGGCATCCCTGCACAGAGAATCCCGCTCTCGGGCGCGATGGCGAACTACAAAGGCGACGTGCAGGTCGGCCCGCTGCGCTGCGAAGTGAAGGCGCGCAAGAACGGCGAGGGCTTTGCCGTGATTAGCCGGTGGCTAGCCGGCAACGACCTCCTGTTTCTCGCCCGCGACGGGATCACGCAGCCGATGGTCGTGATGGAGTGGGGCACCTACATCCGGTTCCTGACGGCGTTTATCGCGGAGAAAGGTGGCTTATGCTCCGACGAGGACTGACCCTACCGATGCTGCTGGCGCTGACGTTCTGGGGCGTGGTCGCTTGGTGCGTGGTGCGCGTGGCCTTCGGCGCTCCGGTCGAGCGCCGCTGTCGGCCGCTCATCATCAGCGGCACGCCCTGCGGCAAGTTATGCCGCACGCCTACGGGCGTGGCGATTCGCGGCTGCAAGCCCCTAAATCAACTGGTGCGGACGTGACCGTGTGGCTAGTCGTGCGGCGATCAGCCGACGTGGCGCCGTCACTCGTTGAAATCAAGGGCATCTGTGCAACCCGGGCGCTTGCCGAGCGGCTGCAAAAAGACCTGTATGTCCGCGCAGGGGCGGGCCTAGACACGACCATCGAGAAGGTCCACGTCGAAACAGCGTGACAGCCCTAGCCGCATACTGCTTGCTTGCGCGGGTGCGGTTCCTTCCGCCAGACACCGTGGCCGCCGACCTTTGGTACAAGAACCGGCGCGTGGCCTCGATGATGCAGACTGGTCCCTGCCCTATGGGCCGCAATCTGTACAGGTGCCGGGCGGTCTACGTCGAAGCGATCCCAGGGTCGAGCGCGACGTGGCAATTGGTAGCGCGGACACGGAGTGGGCAGGTGGTGGCAGCCATCGACGACGTGCCCCTGCCGAACCAACCGATGATGCCGCAGCGGCACGTCAAGAGGGTGTGCGACCAATGGAACCAGAGGAACATCCCGTGACGACCGCCGACCGGATCCGGTCAAAGTGCGGCCACCTGCTCGACATGCTGCTCCGAAAGAACGAACGGTACGGAGACTCCGCGCTGAACCCGGTGCGAATTTTCTCGCAAGCCGACACCAGAGAGCAGTTGCGCGTGCGAATTGACGATAAACTATCGCGGCTGCTGAACGGCCACGACGAGTGGGACGACGAAGATGCCCTGATGGACCTCGCCGGCTACCTCGTCCTGCTGATGATTGCGGACGAAACCGAACCAGAACCCGCCCAGCCTCGCTGGCCGTAGTAGGAGATGACGATGGGATCCAACGTGTTTGTGCTGCTCGCAGACCTGACGCCGTTCGTGACGAGGTTCATTCGCGCTCTCGACGCGGTGCCCAACGCCAGCAACGAGCAGAAGCGCAAGGCCGTCACCGACCTGGTGGGCGCAGTTTACGAAGGCGCCCGCAGGACCGGAGCCCTCGACGGCGTGCGCGAGGTGCGCGACGTTCCCTGGGCGTCGCTTGAGCCGCTCGTCGGCCTATTAATCGACTCGATTTGCTCGGTCTACGGGCGCATCGGCCTGCGGACTACCTTACCAGCGTCCGCGAGGCCGTGACACCAGCGCCGAACGCGCCGCCGATTAGGCCGATGCCCAGTTCGCGAAGTTCTGGGCCGGCCGCAAACACGATTGCAAGGCCCGCGCCGAGTTGTGCAATGAAGATGAGCAGCCACTTGTAGTCAAGGTCGTTCACTTCGATCCTCCAAATACCCGGTCGACGCGGTCGCGCAACGACATGTAATCTGTCCTGTGCCTGTCGTGACGGTCGTCGCAATGGTTTTCGTGGTCGGCCAATTTCTGCTCGGTCCTGCCCACGCGCCCGTTGAGCGATTGAAGGTGCCCGCTGATTCGCTCCACATCGCCGTGGATCTCGCGTAGCGAGCGGACGGCTACGCCGACGCCCGTTCCGATGGCCGCCTGCACCAGGAGCAGGACGCCCTGCCAGATGTATTCGCTCACGTTGGAACCTCACCGGCCCGCAACTGCCGCAGCGTGAGGCCGCCCGTGTATTGTAGGTGGGGATAGTCCCGCATCTTCCAACGCCCGCCCCACTCGCAGCCGAGCGCCTCGCCGATCTCGCCGCATCGCCGGAACAGCGACAGGTCGTTCCATACTGCCTTGCCTGCGATGACCGGCACGAAATCCCACGCCACCCGGAAGTTGTGGAACGACTGGCCGCCCTTGGCATTGGTCACGCGCCGGCCGGGCTTGGTCCGGCCGATGGCCCAAAGTGCATCCTGCGATGCATGGTCCCGGTAGGTGCTGGTGATCACGACCTCGATCCCAGCGGCCTTGGCCTGGGCGATGAAGGCAGCACACTTCTTGCCGACGACCGGCAAGAGGTCGCTGATCTTGCGGGAGTTGACCATCAGTAGGACAGGCTCTCTCGGTTATTGTCCTCGGCCGCTCGACGGGCGCTACCGAGCCAGCCGGACAGAGGCTTGTTCACCAGAGCGGTGAGCCCGGTCGGATCGGTCCCGGCAGCGAGCGTCATGCCGAGCCGGAGAGCCCCCAGCATGGCCGCGTCGTAGTCGCCGGACAGGGTGTTCTCTGCCGACTTCCATGCCTCCCCGCTCAAATTGCCGACCGTCTCAATGCCCGGGATCGTCGCCATCGTGTCGGCTACGGATCCGTGACCGGAAAGCCCAAGCAGCGACGACACCCAGTCGCCTCCGATTCCCAGGCTCCCGCCAAGGACATCACGGCCAACGGTGGTTGCATCGGGCAGGCCCCTGCCTGCCAGCGTCGAGTAGAGGACCGAGGCGCCGGCGTTGGTCGGCGCGGAGTAGACGCCTAGCCTGGCAGCGCGGGTGAGTCCCAACTTGAGCAGGCTCGTGTCTCCGGTCTGACGTGCCACCGAGATGCCATCGCGAATCACGTTGCCGATATGGTTCTTCACCGCGATGGTCTGGCCTGCTCCGAAAGGCCGGTACTGAAGCACAAACTGCGCGGCCGGGTTCTCAAAAGCCCTGGGCAACTCGCCCATGGTGGTCTGAAGGAATGCGTTGTCCGACGCCCGCTGCATCGAGTCCATGATCAGCGACCGGCTGATATAAGGGTCTAGTTTCCCGCCGCCCCACGACAGGTGCTGCGCGATGTCGTCCAGCGAGGTGCCGAGTTCGTAAGCCTCGCGCTCCATGGCCGCGTTGCGCGTGCCGGCCCCGACAGCGTCGGCCAACTCCATCAGTTTTGCGTAACCGGTCGGGGCCCCGACCTTGTCCCGCAACTGGTACTCCATGTTACGGAGCCAGGAGATTGGAACCGACTCGGTATCGAGGCCGAGCAGCGCGTTCGTCGTGGAAGAAAGGCCGGCTTCACCTGCACCAGAGAGTGCCGTCAATTCTCCGACTAAAGGGTCGCGTGAACGGAGCAGCGATCCCCGGAGCATATTCCGCCCGCCATAAAGCGATGGCGCCATTGACAACTGGCCGGGCTGACGTGCCCACGCGAGCGGCATGTTGACCCGGCTGATGTATTTGCGGGCATCGCTCAATTCCGCAAAGTCCTTCGGCGTGCGTTTGTAGGTATCTTTTAAGAAGTTGACGGCCTCCGCGGCTTTGCGCTGGTCGCCAATTAAGCCAGAAAGCCGGAAGAAATCATCGCCAACTCCGTTCACGAGATTGCCGCCGCCAGCGTATGCCAGGCCGGACTGCTTACTCATCTCGGCGACGTACTGCCGAACCTCCTCCAGCGGGCTCAACCGATCCGGCATGTTTGCCATGGCAATCGGCTTGCGCTGATGCTGCACGAACTCTCCGATGCTTGGCCGGGGAGGGTTCAGCATCATCTTCAACGCCTCCTCTTGGGAGACGCCGTGCTTGTTCATCAGGTCTACAAGTTCTGGAACATCGGCCTCGGGAACTTTAAATCGGCGCGGCCAGTAGGCTGGCAGTTTGGCGACCGGCTCCAGTTTGTCGGGTCGCTGAACCATGACGCCAGCCTCTGACATGACATCGAAAGCCTTGTCGAGGACGCGCACCATGCGGTTTGCGGCGTCCTGTAGATGCGGCGCGGCGGTCGGGATCAACGAAGGGTCTTCGACCAGGGCGCGGACTTCCAACTGGTCAGCCAACGAAAGCCGCCCCATGACGGCTTCTGCGGCAGACCCGAAGTTCTCGCCGATCCGGCGGTTGTACATCCCGGCTCGTTTGATGTTTTCGCCGAGAGCCTGCGCGGCTTCATCCGTGCGGAGGCTGCCGTACTTGAGCGTTGAGGCAGGAGCCGTGCCCCACCGCCGCCAGCCGGCCCACCTGTCTTCCTCCCCGGCGGCGGCAAGGTTCTCGTACATGGACCGCAATCGAGTTTGCCGCTGCTGGATTTCGGGCGTCATCATCAGCGACGCGCCAGCCCGCGAGCGCCGCAGGCCCGTCTGCCGTGGCGACAGCATGTCGATGTAGTCATCGATGGGGACGCCCTTCACGGCATCGTCAGCCACCGAAGCGCCGCCAATGGATGACAGCCTGGCGACGATACCCCGAGGATCGCTCGGGTCGCCGCGAACCGCGGAAACCAAATTGCCAATGCCCCGGCCTGCTGCCCTGGCTCCGGCCGCACCAAATTGCATGAGCGGCGGGAGTGCTGCCGGTGAAGCCTCCAGCGCCACGCGCTCGGGCGTAATGCCTTCGGTGGCGGGCCTGCCGCCCAGGGTGTTTTCCAGCGCGTCGATAGCAGGCAGCGTGGTGGCGAACTTGGCCGCGTCCTGTGCCCAGATCGGCGTGGCTTTCTGCACGGCGGCAAGCGCCGATCCAATTCCAGGCAAGGCACCAACAGCCTTCGGCACGCCCATGCCTACGGTCGAGTAGATCGCGGCACGCGCAAGGTTCGGCACGCTCACGGCGTCGGCCACGGGCTCGCCCGCGAAATAGCGCCGGATGGCGTCGCCAGCGATAGACCCAATCCCTGCTCCCGCGATTGGCCCGATACCAAGCGCCGTGCCGGCCATGCCGCCTGCGACGCCGAGGCCGCCCTGGAGCGCCACGTTCCCGGCTGCCGATAGAACGCTCTTCACCGCCTCGGGGTGTGCTGCGTCGATGCCCATGTTCACCGTGTCCATGAAGGACGGCGGTGTCAGGTTCACCTCGGACTGCGGGAGGATCGGGCGCGGCGTGCCGATGGGCCGGTTGTCGCTGGGCGGATCTGGAAACAGGTCGTCTGCGGACGGTGGAGTGTTCGGTTGATCCCCGAACAAATCGTCAACGGATGGGAGGCCCATCGGTTACTGCGGGGTGCTTGGCATCGCCCAGCCGCGCTTGATGGCGATGGCTTTGGCGACATCCCTCGGGACCAATCCGCGCTGGTAGTACATCTGGAGGTCGGCCAAGGAGTTGTAGTAGTTCGGGTCGAACCCGCCCGCATTCCGGTGCGTGGCCTGCTCGGTGGTCAGCGTCGAGCCCGCTTGGTCCTGCGCTCCTCCGACGTTGCCAGTTGGCACAGCCGTGGGCGTAGGCGTCGGAGTGGGCGCCGGCGTCTCTGCCGCGCTGGGCGTCGGCGTGGGTATCGGGGTTGGCTGCTGCCGAGGGACAATGTCCAGCGAATTCCACGGGCCAAAGTTGTCAGTATAACGCGCTTCCCAGTCGTTCCCGAGGCCAATCATGTCGAGCCGTTTTTGAGCGATGGCTTCACCAGCGGGATCTCTCGGGATGACCCCATCTACAATCGATTTTTGAATGGCTGCGCGCTGCTGGTCCTGCTCGATCCCAGTCTTGATGGCGCGATCTCGGGCCGCGGCCTCGTCCTTCGGCGACATGCCGTTCATGCCCTGCTGGATGGCGGCCGTGCGGGTCGTCAGGTTGGATATGACTGCCCTGCGGAACTCCTCGCCGAGGACCGGGTTGCCGGTGCCGAGGACGACCCGGTTGCCGACCGCCTTGGCGCGAGCGTTCAACAAGTCCAACTGCCCCTGGAGGACGCCAAGTTCGCCCGGCAACTTCTGTGCCCGAGCGGCCATGAGGGCGGACGCGCTCTCGGTACGGGTCTTGATGTCGGCGATGCGGGCAGCAAGTTCTTGCTCGCGGAGTCCCGACATCTGCGCGTCCTCGACCTGGCGCTGCGCGGCGGCCTGCATGTCGATCCATGCCTTGGCCTCTCGCGCCTCCATCAACCCGCCGGTCTTGTCGAGAACCTCGATCTGCTCTTGGGTGAGCAAGTTCTTCGACTTGAGGAGGCTGATCTGCTCGCCGATCTTGTCGCCTTCCTTGATCATGTTGTCGGTGTCGGCGAGGATGCGAGCCTTGTCGGCGCCAATTTTGGAGATCTCTTGGGTCAACTTCCCCAAGACGAACGGCCGACGTTCTTCGATCTCGTCCGCCTTGGTGACGGTCAAGCCAGCAGCGGCGTCCGACGCCCTTGCCGCTGCCATGTCCTTGGCAATGGTGGCATCGGACTCTGGGACGACCCGCCCCGTCTTCTCCCGCGCAAGCGCAGCCTGCGCGTCGTAATTGCCTGCCGACGCCAAGTTCTCGGCGTTCGCTGCGGCGGCCATCCCAGGAGCCAGCGCCCGGTCCACGTCAGTCTTGTTTGCCGAGGCGATGGACTGTGCGGCGTTCGCGTCCGCGGCCTTCGTCGCCGCCTGCGTGCGGTACATCTCGTAGTACGGCCCGCTCAAGCGAGAGTACGCCTCCGATGCGCTCGACAGGGCCGCAGCCTTCTGCGCCGCCGTCTGCGCTTCGGTCAGGAACATGTCGGCCTGCTTGCCCATGCGCTTGTCGTACAGCCCGAGCGCGGCCAACGCCTGACGCGCAGCCGCTGCCTTCCGCTGTTCCTGGTCCGTGACCAAGCCCTTCAGCCACTCGCTGGCGCTGGGTGTTTTCTGGGCTCGCGCCAAGACGCTCGGGTCGCCCGTCGCCGCAGCCAAGAGCGCAGCACCGGTGTCGCCGCCCAGGGCGTCGGCCTGCAACTGGCGGGGGTCGCCGAGTGCCCGGCGCACCGGAGCCATGACGCCGCGAAGCAAGTTGAACGGGGCCCCGATGATTGCACCCGGGATGTCGGACGCGGACATCTCCTGGTCTTTGCCGTAAGCGTCGAGAATCTGGCGCGAGAACTCGTCGCGCTTCGCGACCTGGTCCGCGTAGTTGAAACTCTTGGCGTTGGCTAGGAGGTCGGACATGATCGCCCGAGTCGCCTCCGAGCCGATTTCCCGCGTTTTCGGATCGAAGTCCGGCGCAAGCGGGGTCGTTGCCGCCTGCATCGGGGCAGGGAGGTCAGGGCTCATCGCCACCGCGGCTGCGGCCGTGTCCTCGAACGCCGGCGATGCGGCGCCGATGACCTCGTCCGCCGTGGTCGCCCGCTTGGCGTATGAAGGCACCGGGCCGCCATCTTCGGCCCATCGGGCGTTGCCAGGGCGGTGGTCGTAATGGACCCAGCCGTTATAGACGCCGAGCCCGCCGGACGGCAGTTGGCCTTGGGCAATCAGCCCGGTGATCAAGTCCGTGGTCTGGCGCGGGGACATGCCTTCAATGTTCATGTCGGTGGCAGTCCCTAGAGGATGCTGCGAGTGCGTCGCCCCGCCGACCCTGACGTTGTGAGCAGGCGAGCGATAGCCAGACGTGATACGGATCGGCCGGTTGCCCGACGCCGCACGGATCACCTCCAGCAACTGCGCCTGCTTGCGAAGGTTCTCGATGGCCGAGGGCGTGAACGGCGCTCCGTCGTGGCTGGCAAACTCCGACAAGCGGAAGTGCGGGCTCAAATAGTCCGACAGCGCCATCAATACCTCCGCAGAGAACGTGCCAATATCGGTAGCCCTGCGCCATATCGGGTCCGCATCGCGGAGTACATGGCTGGGCCGCTCGTAGGCAGCGGCGGAAGTAGCGTCGTCGGCCGGCTCAAAGCCTGCCCGACTGCACTCGACGCAAGGCCGGACGCTTGGCCGCTCAACTGATTCTGCACCTGGCGCATCCCGGCGACGCCGAGAGCCTGCGCGTACTGGTCGTCGCCGGGCCCGGGCGCCGTCACATCAAAGGCGGACGACAAGGCGTTGTGCGGACTACCCAATGTTCGCAAGAAGTCAGTCACCGGATCGTTGTCTCGCGCATACGGGATTCCGCGCCACCCATCGATCTGCTTGAGCGGGATCAGCGGACTGTCGGGCGATATGGCATTCCAACCGGAATCCATGATGCCGCCTACCCCCGAACCGACCGCTCCGCTCGCAGCGCCGGTAAGGGCTCCGTTGCCTGGGTCGTCCGAGCCAAGTCCGCGAATAGCCCCTCCGGCGGTGGAGCCGACGACACGACCCGCCAGGTTGCCGATCTGCTGGCCCGCGACCGGCGCAATCGCCGTTGACGTGCCCGTCCCCAGACCGCCCGATGCGCCACCAGCCAGAGCCCCATAAACTGGCCCCCTCCAATCCCGCGGGTTCTGCGCGTAGCCAGCCCCGCCGCCTGCCGCCGTGCCCGCGAGTGCCTGCCCAAGGACGCGCTGGGTGGTGGTCCGCGGCGCCGTCGTCAGGGCGTTGCCGAGCGCCCGCGTTGTGTCGAACGCAGCCCCCGACAGGTCACCCCGAGCGAGCGCGGTGGCCGACTGGAACTGCGGGTAGGACGGCCCAGGCACGCCCATGTCGGCCAGTTTCGGGCTTACCTCGGCCAGCCGATTCCCGGCTTGGGTCAGAGCCTCCTGTGCCGGCTTCACCCCGGCCTCGTTCACGGCGTCGGGCACCATGTTCGCAATCGACCGGGCCAGGTCGGCGCTGGAAGTGGCGCCAGTCAGCGACCCGGAAGCCCCCGCTGGAGCCACGGCGCCGTTGGCTACCGCCGTGCCCGTCGCCCCGAACGTGCCAGCCGGCGCCTGGGCTGCGGCCTGCTGCACGCCCTGGGACACAACCTCGCTAGTGGCGTTAACCCCGGTGGCGCCAGCCGCAGGAGCGGCAGCGGCGTTAGCCCCGGCGCTCGACGCCGCACTCGCGCCGGTCCCCAACGCACTTCCAATGGCGCTGCCGAGCCCCGCGGTGAGGCCGCCCGTGCCCAGCCCGATGCCCATGTCGCGGAAGAACTGGCCGGTGTCCCAGTCCCCCTCGACGCCCATCTTGATCCCAGAGGCCGTGGCCGAGAGGCCGGCCCCAATCAGGGATCCAATCAGGATCGTCGTCCAACCAAGAGCCCCGGTCATCGCGACAGCAATGTCGAGCAGCCACGGGTGGTCGGCCAAGTAGGGAACCGCGATATGCACTAGAACACCTTCCTGACGGCGATCCCCATCACGTCGAACCCGTCCGCCATCACCGACTCCAGAGCCGCATCGTTTCCGAGCGCGACGATGCCCGAGACGCTTTCGCGCCCAGCCTCCACACACCGCCTCTCTGCCAACTCGCGCATCGCCGCGCCCAGCCCGTTCCTGCGATGAAGTCGAGACACCCAAGTGCCCAGGCCCTCGACGCCCTTCCCAGGCGATAACCCATCGAACCAAACCCAAATCACAAAACCGCAAATGCCCGCGTTGTCGCGAGCGATGACGACTGCCTGGCCCCGCTCGATGCCGTAGGTGGCCCCGCGCAAGATCGCCGTGCTGGAATCCGGCGTTGCGTACTGGTCAGCCAGTTCCGAAGACGCCGCCGTAATGGCGTCGGCCAAGTCAGGCAAGTCGTCTCGCGTCGCGAACTGAACAATCACTTGCAGCCCTTACCGCCCTTTCCGCCTTTACCCTTTTTCATGCTGTCACCCCCTCTCAAGAAAACTGGTTGTAGGGGTTGACCATGTCACCCCCGCTGCCGCCGCCACCAAACATGCCGCCGATTACGTTGCCGGCGACGCCCGCGCCCATGCGTTCCCAAGGCGATACTTGGTAGTTGTTGGGGAACGGCGAGGTGTTGATGCCGGTCGTCATCTGCAAGCCCGTCTTGTAGGGCATCAACAAGGTGTCGAGCATCATGTTGCGACCCGCCTGATCGTACTGCTGCCCGGCCCGGCCTAGGCCCAGCATGGATGCCATGCGGCTGTCGTAGTTCTGGTTCTGCACCCCAAACAGGCTTGCCAGCATATTGAACCCGGAGTTGTTGATGTCCGCGTTCATGCCGGCACGGCGCTGCATCGCGTCCTCTGCTCCGAACAAGCCCTGTTGCCCCAACTGGGCCACAAGGTTTCCGCGATCCGTGTAGGCGCCAAGCCCTTGCCCAAGCAAGTTGCTCGACGCGCCAAAAATGTTGTTCGCCATGCCGGCGTTCGCCCCAAAAATGTCGGCGTTCAGCCCGCTGCGAGCGTTCCATTGGCCCTGCTGCAACGCGCCAATGTTGTTGGCGTTGGCCCCGAAGATTGCCTGTTCCATGTTGGCGCGGTTGTTCCAGGCGTCGCGCTGCATGGCCCCGATCTGGTTGGCGTTCGCGCCGTAGATCGAGCCTTCCATGTTGTTGATTGCGCCCTGCTGCTGCAGGTAGGCATCCGCTGCCGTGCCGGCGCCCAACTGGAGGCCGAGGTTGCGGGCCTGCTCGCGCTGCGCCGACGCCTGGTTGTAGGTCTGGCTCGCGGTGTTGAGAACGTCGCTAGCGGCCTGTGAGCCCACGTTCGTGCGCTGACCGATAGCCGCGGCCTGCCGAGCAAGGTTCGACTCGGTAAGGTCAGAGAGGACGCGCTGCTTATCGCGGTTGGCCTGCCCCATGATCGAGGACACAAGGCTGCCCATGGCGCCCTGGCCGGCACCGGACTCGCCGTAACCGGCCGCCGCCATGGCAGCCGCGACCTCGGGGGTCTGGGCTCCCAGCGTGGCCTTCGTCTCGGCGTCGATGCCCTCCATCAACTTCTTCGTGTACTCGTTGTTGAGAGCAGCCGTTTCGGCCACGCCGCGCTGCGCCATCGCATTGGGGTCGTATCCCATCGCATCTCGGCGCTGCGTGAGGTCGAAGCCGCCACCGCTCGTCTGGTCCCACATGGCGCCCGTCTGCGCCTCACGGCCTGCGAGCAGCGGGTTGATGTTGCCCATGGCGCCCGAGGCCACGCTGTCAGGCCCAGCCATGTTCCCGCGGTACTGGCCGTCAATCCCTTGAAACGCCTGCCCCCCGGCCGCCGCGGCATCGTTCGCCCATTGGTTCACATTTCCCCGAGCGGTACCGCTGACGCCCGAGAGCGCGGCTTCGGCCGCACCCGGCGCTGATTCAGCCCATTGATTCTGGCTCCCCATGGCAGCGCCGCCGGCCTGCCCGACAGCCTGCGTGCCCCATTGGGCATACGGCTGAAGAGAGTTCGCCCACGACGTGGGGTTGTTGTACGCGCCCCACGCCCCACCGTTGCCCAACTGCCCAAGGTTCTGCTGCACGGAACCATACAGGCCCGAGTTCTTGCCGCCGATGAAATTGCCGGACTGGTCAAACGCGCCCATGCTGGCGTTCAACATGCCGTTGCCGACGCCACGCGAGTTGCCCATGGACTGCTCAAAGTCCTGATTAGCCCCGAGCCATCTAGAACCAGCAGCCTCCCGGGCAAACTGCTCTTCTGGGCTCTGCGGCGCCTGGGCCCCGCCACCGAACATCAGTCCGGTGTACGCATTCATCCAGTCTTGCGTCAGAAACGGGCTGGAACCCGAAGCCCCGCCACCACCGCCTCCCATGGGCGACCCAGTCGCGTTATTCGGCATGACTGCCGAATTGGACAGCCCGGACGGCCCCCTGCCGCCGCCGGACGCCCCCGAGTTCCAGGCGTTGAATGTGTCGTATGGCAATCCGCTGTTAGTGGGCGGCATGGGCTGTCCGCCAGATTGCGGCCCCCACTTGCTCGCGCCCGGCATCTCGCCGGCGTAAGGGTTCCACATCTGGAACATGGAGTACGCCCATGGCGTGATGACATTGTTTGCGAGATTCGACTCGGCCATCGATCAGTACCCCATCTGCGGCTGCTGGTCGCCCATGTACGGCATGTTTGGACCCATCATCCCCTGGCCGTAATTGCCTTGCTGCCCCATGGCCCAAGCCGTCTGGCGATAGTTGTTCGCTCGACCCATTTGCCGCTGGTTGTAGTTGTTCATGCCAACCCCGAATTGCTGCTGCTGCATGGGCATCCCGGAAAAATTCCAGGCGTTGCCGGCGTTGCCGTAAGCCCCGGCGTTCTGCCGCTGCGCCCACCGATTAATGTTGGGCTGCTGCGTGAACCGATTCCGCAATTGCCCGTTGGCATTGAAGAACGGGTTCCCGTTTCCGAACTGCCGGTTGGCCCGCGCCCGTGGCTGCTGCATCGGCATTCCCATCGCAGGCTGCGGCTGCGACTGGTCGCCGAACGTCTCGCCAAACGTACCCGTGTCGGAATTGCCATACAGGTTGCCCATGTCCCACATGTCAGTACCCTCCGTAGTAGCCCATGGCCTGCATCGGGTTCATTGGGCCAAACGGGCCGCTCTGCTGCATTCGGTTCTGCATCTGGTTCATCTGCCCCTGCGGCCAGTAACTGTACTGGTTCTGGGTGCCGAACATTGCCTGGCCCATCGGGCCGTTTAGGTTCCACGACGTAGATGGCATCTGCCCCATCTGGTTGAACATGTTGCCCATGCGGTGCTGCATCGGAGCGCCCTGGGGCGACTGCCCCATGTAGGGGTTCTGCATCGGAGCGCCTTGCCCCATGTGGGGCATAAACTGGCCCATTTGGTAGGGAATGGCGCTTCCAAAAGGGTTTCCCAGTATGGCGTCCTGCGTTCGGGCCAACTTGCCTTGCATGTTGCCGAACCCTTGCGAACCCATGCCGCCCATCTGCGACTGCATGTTCTGCATTTGCTGCTGCATGGGCATCCCCTGCCCGCCGCCAGCGGCCTGATACCGCTTCATCCGTTCGGCCATCTGCGCGGACATGTCGCCAGACGATCCGCCAGATGCAGTCTTTTCCATGGCCTGCGGCTGCCCGCCTTGAAGCAGGTACGCCATGTTCGGCATGACCGCGGGCTGGGCCATGCCACCTTGGGGAGCCCCCTGTGGCGCCCCCATGCGGCTGAACATCTGTGGCATGTGCGCCATCATGTTCTGCATCTGGGGCGGCCCGCCCCTGCTGCTCATGCCGCTCGCGCCGCCCATTGCTCCTTGAATGGACTGCATCGACTGCTTCATGGCGTCGTTGTTGTCGGTCGGCCTACCCTGGTTCTTCATCAAAAACATGCTCGGCTCCTATGCGCTGACTCTCACCAGGCGGGCGTAGCCGACCCAGCGAATGGTTGATCCAGCCGCACCCGTGACCTTTGCCACCAGCGCGTCGTTGGTGTCGTCGGCGACGCAGTCGAAGTCCCAGGCCGCCGCTCCGGTGTCCTCTGCCAATGTGGTCTTTGTGACCGTGCCTACGATGGACGTGGTGCCGCTGGCGTTCTTGATGACGCCTTCGCACTTATAGCCGCCAGAGTCCGAGCCCGTATCCGTTCGCCGAGCGGCGATGTGGATCACGAATTCCCACGTCGCGCCTGACGCAATGCCCATCCGGTTACTGGCGCGGACAAACATTTCCGCCTGGGTGCTGGAGGTCGTGGTGCGATTAAGGACTACCTCGCTCACCTGCTGATCGCCGGCCGCCACAAACTGGTCTGCGGCAAACGTTCGCTCGCCCACGATGGTACTCTTGGCGTATCGCCCCATGACGACGCTGCCGGTCGTGTCGGCGGTATTGTTGGATCCGCCAATCACCGAGGCGTAATTCGCCGTCACGCCATTAGAATCGCCGCCTCCAATGACGCCGTAGTCGCCGGCAGCGGACACGATGTTGTTGTACCCACCCGCGGTCACCGAATGCTGGCCGTTGGCAAAATTGCTCTGGCCTCCGCCAATGGTCGCGTAGGGGTCGCTCCCAAGTTCGTTCGACAGGCCGCCGCCGATGAACCCGTAGTCGGCCGTCGCGGATGTGATGTCGTTGTCGCTCCCGCCGGCGATGGTGGCGTTTGTGGCGTTGGCGACAATCCCATTCAGCGTGCCGCCGCAGACTGCGGAGTTGTCCGCGCCCGTGGCGATGTCGTTGTCGTAGCCGCCTGCGATAACGGACTGGGCCGCCACGATGGCGTTGCTGTAGCCGCCCCCGACCGTAGACCACTTGCCCGACACGTCGTTCGCGTTGCCGCCTGCAATCGTGGCAAACCCAGCCCCGCCGCTGACGCGGTTCGCGTTCCCGCCGCCGATGACGCTGTAGGTGGCCGAAGTCCCGGTCACGTCATTGTCGGCGCCGCCGCCTACCGCGCAGCCGGTGGATCCGCTGGCAACGCTGTTCCCGTTTCCGCCCATGATCGAGCAGAGGCTCGCAGCGCAGGCGTTTGCCGTGCCGCCGCCGATGACGCTTTGAGTGGCCCCGGTGCCGACCACAGATCCCGAGCCGCCAGCGATCACGCTAGAATCGGCCGTCGCCCCGATGACGTTCTGGGTGCCGCCGCCGATGGCCGACGTGGGGCTCGACGTTTCGTTCCGGTCGCCGCCGGCGATGGTCGCGTGATCGGCGGCCGCGGTCAGAAGATCGTTGCTGAATCCACCTCCAATAACTCCGTAAGTGGATCCGCTTGCGATGGCGTTGGTGTCGCCGCCGGCGACCGTCGAGGCCGTAGCGGTGGAATTGATCGTATTGTCGTCCCCGCCAGCGATAGTTCCGTATTGGGCGGCGACGTTGTTAGAATTGCCGCCGCCAATTGACCCGTAAGTCCCCGCGGAGACAGAATTCCCAAGTCCGCCCGTAACGGCGCCATAGTCTGCGCCCGTCCCAACCGAGTTAGCCCACCCGCCACCAATGAATCCAGTAGCGCCGCCGCACGTCTGCCCTAGCCCGCCGACAATTGTGCCGTTTACACAGGCCGAGGTAATGGTGCTGCCCGAGCCGCCGGCAATTAGCGACCCAGGGGCACTCACGGTATTGTTATTGCCGCCGCCTATGGTCGCGTTGGCCGACGACGTGCCGATAACATTCGTATCGCCACCGGCAATCGTGCTGCCGGCCGACGAGGCGTTGATGGTGTTGTCGTGTCCGCCGCCGATGACGGCACGGTTGGAGGACGCCGTGCCGTTGTCTCCTCCGGCGATGGTCGCGTATCCGCCCGTGATGCTGTTGCTGTACCCGCCACCGACTGTGCTATACGCGGCATTGTCGATGTCGTTGGACTCACCACCCGAGATCGTCGCCTTGTTGGAGCCGGTCTTGACGTTGTTCGACAGGCCGCCGGCAATGGTGCCGTAGTTGCCCACCAAGGTGTTCTGCGACCCGCCCGAGATAGTGCCCTGGCTGCCGGAACAGTTGTTCCGGTCACCGCCGGTCACGGTCCCGTGAACGCAGGTCGATTGGACGGTGTTGGTGTAGCCGCCCAAGATGCTACCATAGTCGGCCAGGTTGGTCTGGGCCTCGCCGCCGGCAGTCGTCCGCCACTTTATGGGCGTCTGCGCGTGCGCCGTGCTAGCCGCCAACAGCATAGCCAAGGCCAGCCGCATCATACGATGAACCCCCGGTAGCCAATCGAGGGCTGGTTCACGCGGAACGTCGCCTGGCTAGTCGTCCATGCCGAGTAGTCGGCGGGCGTCCAGTAGAAGCAGATTGGGAACTGATCTACGGCCGGGTCGGCCTCGGCCATAACCCATAGAAACTTCGGGATCCGGCCCAGGGTGTGCGATACAACGTTGCTGGCGTGGGCCGTGGCGCTGGTGGTCCCGGCGATGGGCGACCCGATGTTCTCGTCCATCTCCAGCCCGCCGTTCACCGCGGTCTGGATGGGCTGGTACATGAACATCAAGTAGGTGTAGAGGTCCGCCAAGCCAGCCGGCCCGACCGACTCCATCAGGGAGCCGAACGTCAAGGGCAGCGGGTTCTCGGCGATCTTCATGGGAGGCGCTCGCGGCGCTGCGACTCGCGCTCCTCGTAGTAGACCGTGATCTGCGACAGTCGGAACGGGTAACAACGCCCAATCGGCGTAAATCCAGTAAGGTCATAAGGACCGGAATTGCGAAGCCGGAACTTGAACAGGTTGCCCTGGAGTCTCACCTTGGGGACCAGCGTGATTGCAGGGCACATGCGGATGCCCTCTTCGTGGCCTATCCCCAATTGGGCTGGCGTGACAAGAAACTGCTGAATGTACGTTGGGTCGCCGTCGTAGGCGACGGATGAACCACCCGAAGGCGTCGAACCGTAGGCCGTATTGACCCGGTGATCGGTGTAAATTTCGAGAAAATAAAAGGCATTGTCGGTGGTCACGACATCAGTATCGCCAAGGCCAATGCCGTTTTCGTTGACGTAAAGCGACGGGAAATACGACCGCAGGTCGATCTCGATTTTGATGATTTCTTTTTCGGACTCGCTTTCGAAATTGTGCCACTTGGTTTCCACATATGATGTTACCGGATACAAGTCGGCGACAGCAGTTGAAAACGGGTTAGACAAATTGCGGTCGAACACCTTCTTGGTCTGCGTCAACTGAAGAAGGGCCGCGTCCCCAGCCCGCCCACGCGCCCCGACAATAATCTCGCGTCCGCTAATTGCGCTACGAAACGTCCCAAGAACGTACATGTAGCGATACCGGACAACTGACATTTCCCTAGTTTCAAGGTTGTAGATCAGGTAGCGAGAGTCGCCGCCCAGGCTTTCCCAACTAGACACAACCGACAGAGTCGGCAGCGAAAACCACACCTCCGCCCGGCTCGCGTGATAGACGGCGTGTAGGTTGTCGGGAAACGCGACGCCGGAGGCATCGGCCACCGCCCACTCGGACGTTCCGAGCAATGCCGAGGAAACGCGACGCACGGAGCCGTCCAGAGGCGTGCATTGCTGCCCGTCAAACTGCATCGGCCCGTACTCGGACACAAACATGTGAATGCCGCGCACGTTGATAAGCGTGCGCTGGTTGATGCACCCGATGCCCTGGTCGTTGTACGACAGAGTGTAAGGGCCTGGCGGAAAAGCCGCCGAGCCCGTTGGCCGAAGCAGAAGTTGCGAACGCAGCCGGTGAACGACCAGCGCGTCGCCCAAGGGGGCCAACCCCGTGATCGGGTCTTGCCCTTCTGTGATCTTGATGTTGTTTTCGGTAGCCGGCGGGGATCCGCCAGCGGTGCCGTTGTGCCATTGCATCAGGTTGCCGACCGTCGAGTACCAGATCGTGCGGTCGTCGTTGGATGCATTCTCGTCCTCGCGGACGACGATCAGCCGGTCGCGATGCACGGCCATGAAATTGACCCGGGATCCGCCCTGCCCGGCCGAGACGCCGTTGCCCCCCGTAAACGATGCCGGCGTCGTCTGCGACGTGCGCCGCATAAACTCGCCTTTCAGCGTTTCGGTCGCGTCAAGGCGGATCAGGTACGGCCCAACCGGCCTGCCTGTAGACGGCTTAATGCCTGGGCTCCAGATCAAGTACACGCCGCCTGCCGCCAGGACAGGACTCTTGTTCATGTGGAACGGCGCAGTCGCGGAACCGCCGCTGCCTCCCCAGATTTGGCCCAAGGTGTAGGCAGTTCGCTGCCGAAACACGGCGTATGCGGCCTTGTTGATCGTGCGCTGGGCCGGGTTGGCGTCAGGCCCGACAAAGCCTTTCGAGGAGTACGATGCGTTGGTCGGCCCTTTGTAGGCGGACTTGAGCGTGAAGATCCCGGTAGCCGTACTTGGCGCATTCTGGGTGAAGTAGATCGCCTGATTACCGTCCTCATCGAGGCCGTAGATCATGGTCGCGTACTGCGACGAGCCGGCGGCAGAGGTTGTCGTGTAGGTTGCAGTAGTTGAGCCGTTGGTGAACGACACGGTGCCGGTCCACGACTCGGTGTAGGGGATGCTGTAGGAATAACTTTCCGAGGCGCCCACCCCGTTGTCGTCTACGTTGACCTCTATGACTGCGTCCGACCCGATCAGGAAGTGCCGGCGAAAAGCCTCGTTGCCGGCCATGTAGTCAATGGTCGTGATGATCGACGGCGGGATCTCCAGCGCATTGCCACGAAGCGTGGCCTCGCCCTCCCGGGTCCACCACTCGCCATCCACCAAGCGCACGTTGTCGCACCCGCGAAGCGGGTTGCCTTGCAGGGCGCGGTCATCGATGTAGGAAAGATCGACTCCGCGGCCCGGCAATAGACGTGCGATCTTGTAGGCCACCTAGTAGGCTTCCTCGACCCACGCCGCGATAGGCGTAGCGACGCCGGCGTTCCAACCGGAAATCGGCGTGGACACCCCGGCGTTCCAGCCAGGAATAGCGACGGCGCTTGCCACCTAGAACGCCTGGACGAGCGGGAACTCGATGGGGGTCAGGACGGCTTCGCGCTGCGACACCCAGGGCGATGCCCAGCCGCATTTGGGGCAAAAGTTCCGCACCATGAACACCCGGGTGTCGGGATCCTCGCGCATCTCCGAGCAGCGAACGTGCTGGCACTCGGGCGCCACTTCGACCAACGGCGCCTCCACCTTGTCTGCCTTCTTCGCCATGGACTACCTCACGGCGTCCACCCATAGGCCACGTCCTTGGTGCCTCGGAACGAGCGCGGAAGGCGTGCCTTCCCGGCCTCGCCGCCCGGTACGAACGTGAACTGATAGGGGAGCATCCTGTCGTTGTCGTTGCGGATGGCTTGCGCCATGTACTTGTCGGCGAGCGCCTGCCAGAGTTGCGCCTTCTGGTCGTCGCCGTAGTGCAGCCAGCCTCGCGCCGTGACCAGGGCCTCGATCAAGCGCGTGTAGTTGTCGGTGAAGTCGTTGGTGTCAGTCGATGCCGAGAGTGCAACCGGAAACTTCCAGCCAATGACCTCGATCCGGTATTCCTTGTCGGGCGCCGGAAACAACATAAAGCCGTCCCCTCTCTTGGCCCAAGAGTGAGGACGGCCATCCGCGACCCGGGACTCGTCATAGAGCCCTTGGGTCAGCGTCACCTCGTTCAGTTTGTCCCAGTCATCGGCCGTAGTGTCACGAACGGCGATGTGGGCGGTCAGTTTCCAAACCGTAGGCTCGGGGTTTTGGAACCAGCCCGTGCCAATTGAGGCGGTCGGGATCTGATTGATCTGCCGCGAGAACATGCTCGACCAGTAGTGGGCCGCGCAGATGTCCTCCCGGATGGCCTGGTTGATCCAGCGGGTGACGTTACTTTGCTCGCTTGACGGCGCGTTGGTCCGCGACAGGTTGTCGAGAACCATTGTCTGAAGTCCCGATAGAGTTGCCAAGGTAGCCTCTCTCTAGAGCCCGGCGGGCGGGGGGAGAGGCCAACACCCCTCCCCCGCTGCCCGCCTCACGGGGCTTCTGCTTGTCGCGCATCAAGTGCTGGAAGATGATGACTTCCAGGCTTGGCATCAGTAGTGCTGCCCAGGCTCCGAGCGCGTTCCGGTCGGATACGGCTGGGGGCGCGAGATGGAAGTCGAAGTGCCCTCCATCTCGGCCTCCTTGACCGGCCGGCTGCGCCCATCGCTGCAAATGCTCTGCGCGTAGGCACATTCCTCGGAATGCGAACCGGAGTACGAGCCCCCCGATTCGCCACCAGAACGGTCGCGAAAGCGGCGCATCAGGAGGTCACCACATAGATGCGGCCGACCGAGTTGGTGTTCGGCTTGGGCACGCCACCCGAGGACTGAATCGAGTCCACGTTGAAGCGGTAGTAGAACCCGTTGTGCCCGAGAACCGCCGTTGCCGCAGCGCCGGTGTCTGCGGTCTTGAGTTCCACGATAAACGCCTCGCCCGGGTTGAACTCGTTGTTCGCGGTGAACCGCGCAACGTAGCCATTCCCCGTAACCGCCGTAAGCGGGATGGTCATCTCTGCCTGCGTCATCGCGATGTCGCCGGAAGCGGCCGCAGGTGCCACATTGGCCTGCGCCCCATTTGGCCGCCGCCAAAACCGGAACACCGGAGCGACCGCCGTGGGGACCACACCCACAATCGCCCAGAACTCGCTGACGACCAGCGTTCCGCACACCGACACCATCGAGTAGATGCACTTGCCAGCGGTCGTGCCGCTGGTCCCAATCCCGGCCACCCCATAGGTCGTGTAATTGCCGGAATTTGCGATCAGGCCGCTCTGAACACCAGACCGGCTCGCGTCGCCGATGCTGTTCTGCAGTCCATATGCCTCTGCCATGACTATCTCCTATCCCTTGCCTGATCAGGCCGAGGTGACGTGAACGATGGTTGCCATCGGTTCGGTGGAAAGACTCGCGCCCGGCCAGATCGGCTCAAAGCCGCACAGGCAGTACCAGGCCATCGCCTTCTCGCGGCCGAAATCGCCGGGAATCGAACGCCGAATCTCGTCGTTGATCACGGTGATCTCCATCACCGTCTCGGCGCCGAACACGAACATCTCGCCCTTGTAGCCGGACCCGCCAAGCAGGCCGAGGCAATTGGTCTCTTCGACCAGGCGCGTCGAGTAGATGCGGCCGACCTCGCCGTTCCAGAAACGGTCGGGGTCTCCGAACTTCACGACCTCCTCAAAATCGGGGTCGTCCTTGATCGCACGGGCGCCATCGACGCCCGAGATCGCGATGTAGTCCTTGCCGTCGTAGGTGGCGACAGGGGCCGCGACGTTGGTGCCGAAGACGCCCTTCTTGAGCGCGTCAACGATGTTCTTCAGATCCCAGAGGCTGACATCGCGGGTCGCCGTGGTCGTCGCAACGTACTCACCAGCCGTGTTGGTCGTGGTCGAGACTTCCCACGTCGCGGTCGGCGATCCCACCGTGCCGGTAGGGATGTACTTGATGCGGCTCTTGGCGAAGTTGCGCTTCACCACCAAGTCGATGGTCTTGGTATTGTCATTGACCAAGGCCGCCTGGATCGGATCGTTCGTGTCGAACGCGGAAAGTGTCTCAAACTTGCTCGTCCACGGGATCGCGTTGCCGAACTCGGTCGCCGTGCAAGTCCCGCGGCTGATGGTGATCTGCGTCTTCGGGATCGGAACGCCTTCCGTGAGCGGCCCACCAGCCGTCTGGACGTTCATCACCTTGTCGAAGTCGAGTTTGTCACCCATGCTCTTTCCGAACGAGTCACGGTTTTCCGTGAACTGCCGGAACCGCGTGCGCGGCTGTCCGACCGTTCGGAGGTTCATCGACAACTTCGGGTTGGCAAAGAAGCCGCCCGAAGGGTTCAGGTACCAAACCTGTCCCGCCATTCTACATGGTCAACCTCGGAGCGCGATTCGGAGTCATGTTAGCGGTGATCCCCATCACCGGCCGCCACGTCGTCTGTAGTCGTCGTGGTTTGCCACACGTCGGCGTGCGGCCTTCCACTCTTGCGTGGAACTGGAAAGGAGCGTGTGCAGAGAGTTCTCGTCCATCGGCACGCCATCGGAATCGAGAGCGGGGCCGTGGGCCGCGGGACGCCCGCCTGCTGCAGACGCATCCATGTTCGGGTTGCCGGACACCTGCCGCGCAACCCAGTCGTCACGCTGGGACAATTGCTGGCGGATGTGGTTGCTCGCTTCGACCAGTTTCCGCTCGACGGGCCAGTCGCCCGGCATCTGCTGGATCTGGCCGGCGATCCACTCCTGATACCCAGCCACGTCCTGGTTGGCAGGGTTGTTAAAGAACGAGTCGTACACCTGCTTGGCGTACTGCCTCATCTCCAGTTCTTGGAGTTTCTGTTCCTGCTCGGCCCGAGCCTGCTGGAGCGCCTGCTGGGTGGCGATGTTGATCAACTTGCCCGAGAACCCCACCGGGTCGTTCACGAACTCGTTGATCGCCGCCTCGTTAGCCTTTTGGTAGTCCGCCGGCTGGACCGGCTGGGGCTTTGGAGCCGAAGCGGCCGAGGCGAGTTTCGGGAGGGTCGTCTCCAACTTCTGGAGCGTCTGCCCGACTGCCTGGTTGAACGCGGCCTGCTGCTGCACGAACTGCGCGATAGCCGGATCTACGGTAGGTGTCTGCTGCTCGTCTGCCATGCCTATCTCCCCACGGCCTTCAAGGCCGCGTGGCGCTGGGTTTCCAGCGCAATCTGGCCGCGGGTACTGACCTCCCGCAGCCATGCCAGGCAGGCATCAAGTTCTTGGACCTTGGCGAAATGCAGCCGGCGGTCCTCGCCGGGACCAGCGGTGATCCCGGCTTCCCTTGAGGCGTCTGCTGCCTGCCGTAGCAGCGCCCCAATGCTGTCCTCCCACCCGGGAGGCGTGACGATCTGGGCCAACAAGATCTCTGCGTCCTGGTTCACCGAGGTGCCGGTCACCGAGTACTTGGACCCAGGAACGTCGGGCTTGGCGTCGGCGATCAGTTTGCAGATGCCGCGGATGGCCTGGATACGGCGGCAAATGCCGTCGTAGTCATGCTCGGCTGCCCGGTGCAGTTGGAGGGAGAGGTTCTCCTCCGTGCGCTTGAGGTACTTCGTAACCCCGTCCCGCCAGTCGGTGGGAAGGTTGCGAGCGGCCTGCTTTGCCGCTTCCTCGGCTTCTAAAAAGTCCTTGAGCGTGGCTGCCCTAGGCATCGACGCTGGGGTGTGAACAAGTACGCACCACCCCGCAAGGGGGTGCGATCATTCAACCGCGTCCAGGCGGTTGCGCTGGAGCCGCAGCAGGCCGTTCACCTGCCGGGTCAGCGCGTTGATCTGAGCCAGCGCCTGCGCCTGCGTCGGCGGGTTCAGCGCCAAATAGGAGGCGTTCGCGTCGATGGCAGCGTCCAACCGGCGCTCGATGATCTCGCTGGTCAGCGGCTGTCTCGCCGTGAACACGCCGCCCGAGTAGGTAGCGCCCGACGAGGCCGGGGCTCCATCCGGCACGGGCACGACCTGATGGTCTGGCGGTGCAAGTACGGACGCCGCGTCGTTGGCCTCGACGACCGTCTGGACGACGCCGGACGGCTTCACGATGGCGAACCGGGCGGCAAATGCCGGGCTGACGGCTGCGGCGACTATCAGGGCCACGAACCACTTCATCCGAAACTCGCGACAAAACAGGCGCCCGCAGCCCCGGCGCCGCCGGCTCCGCTGGTGCAGGCTCCGCCGGAAACACATCCACCGCCACCACCCCCGCCACCTCCGGGGGCACCACCCGCACCTCCGGCTCCACCGTTTGTCGCAGCGGGAGCACCGGCGCCACCGCCACCACCGCCGCCGCCGGCCATTGTGTTGGCAGCGGCAGAGGTTCCAGCGGTGCCAGCCGCACCAGAAGTAGCGCCACCGCTACCGCCGGCCACATTGTACGAACACGCCGTTCCTCCATCGGATCCGGCGTAGACGTTTGTCGAATGTCCGCCACCGCCGCCGCCGCCGGGGCCGATGCCGTAAGCATTTGTATTGGCCCCGCTTCCCGTGAAACAAGTAGGCGGTACGACGCCTGCTGCCGTACTTCCGATACCGCCACCTCGGCCTGCCCACGGCCTGCCGGTAGCAGCAATCCCAGAATTTCCACCAGCCGCCGTTCCTGCACCACCACCGCCACCACCGGCCGCCGTTAAATAACTGCCAAACGTAGTGTCGTTGCCGTTGGTGCCAGCATTTGCAGCGGCACCACCAGTAGACGATCCGGCCACGCTAGCCACCGACGCGCCAATCGTGACGGTCACGGTAGAGGTAAGATCGGCAGCGGCAAACCATGCTTCAGCGATACCGCCCGACCCACCGCCGCCACCGCCACCGGCAGATGCGCTGGATCCCTTGAATCCGGCTCCTCCGCCGCCACCACCGCCGATGCACCAGACATGAACAACCTTGGCGTTAGCCGGCTCAGTCCAAGTGTTGCTGCCGGACGTGTACCGCTGCACGTCGATCAGGCTGGCGCCCGCCGGCACGGCCCACGTTGCATCGCCGCGCCAGAACGTGGTGGCCGAGGCGCTGGTGCCGCTGTTCAGATTACCGACCGGCAGGTTGCCCGTGACGCCGTTGGCAAGGTTGACCTGCGCCCACGCCGGGTTGTTGCTGGTGCCGGTATTCGACAGGTAGCGCGTGGCGTTGGCGTCTTTTGCCAAGCCCGAAATCGTGTCCAAGGCGCTGGCATACGGGATGGCGCCCTGCGCGAACGTCGTTAGCCCCGTGCCGCCCTTGGCGACGCCGACCGTGCCCAGGGCGATGCTCACCGTGTTCGTGGACCGGGAGGTCGAGAGCGGCGAGGTGCCGGAAATGGTGACGGTCGGGCCGGTTGCGTTGCCACCCGAGTCGGCCGAGATTCCGGTCAGACCGCTGGTTCCGCTAGAACATGAGCCCCACGTCGGGTCGCCCCCCGTGCCGCCAGAGATCAGGCACAGAGAGGCGGTGGAGTCATCCGTGATGTTGGCAAGCGGAAGCGTGCCGGTGACACCGGACGAGAGCGACACTTGGGCGCAGGTGAGGTCGCCATTGGCCGCGATGGAGGTGGCGTAGCGGTTCGCAAGGCAAGCGGCAGGCGTCGTGGCGAGTGCCGTGGCCGTAGGCGCGTTTCCGGTCGAAGTCCCCGTCCCGCCGTTGGCAGTCCCAAGGATACCGCTTACGCCGTTTGCCATGTCCACCGCAGACCAGGACGGCGTGGTGCCGCCCAATAGGTACTTGGTGCCGCTGGCGGGCTTTGCGAGAAGCGACAAGGCGGTCGAACCGCTCGCGTAGATGATGTCGCCGGCCGTGTAGGCCGTGATGTTGGTGCCGCCTTGCGCCACGCCAGCCGTGCCGCTCAACCCAGCAAACGTGGGCTGGGCACAAGTCAGCGCGAGGTTCGCCCCGACCGCGTTGACAAACTGGTTCGTGGAGCAGTCGGGCGTCACGTCGGCCAGGGAGAACGCGATGGAATCGGTCGAAGCCGTGCCGGCGATGGTCACCGGGGCCGTGCCGCTCAACGTGAGCGAGTCGGTCGCGGTGTCGGCTACCGGGTTCGTGCCGCTTGGCACGATAAACGTCTCAAAAAGGTTTTGGACCTCGTTCGTAATGGAGCCATCCACCTCGGTGGCCGAGAACGTGAGCGTGTTGGTGGAAGAGTTGCCCGAGATCGACAGGATGCCGCCGGCCGCGAAATTGAGCGTGTCGGTGGACGAGGACGCTGTGGGGTCGGTGCCGGACGGGGCGTTCATCGTAGTGAACGAATTCGACGCCGTGCCGCCGCCGCCCCCCGAACCGGCCGCGCCAGAGTAGCCCGAGAGCATGGCGGGCCAGGCCAAGTCCGCTGCCACCAGCAGTAGGGCCAGCGCCATGCAGGCAATACCGATGACCGCGGCCCAGAACTGGTCTGGGTTTATCTTTCGGCGATACATCGCACCGTGGTGCTGCCGCCTGACGCGACGCACGCCAGCCGCAGGCTCTTTGAACTAGCCCCGAACGTGAATGCCGAACCAGCCGCTAGAGCGACGATCTGGCTAGAAGCGCCGCAAGTGCAGTCAGCCGTAGGGCAGAGGAACACCTTATTGGACCCGTCGTTTATGCAGGTCACCGCACGGTAGTCACCTGCCGACGCGCTACTGGTCGGGCAATTGAGGAGTGCCGTTGTACTGGTCCCGCACGTCACCACAGCCCCTTCGACCGTGGCACCCTGCTGGATGCGCGTGAATGTCGGGTTCGTCGCCCCCTGCCCGTATGCGCTAGCCGGCAGGACAAGCGCGAGCGCGAGGGCGGCGAACCGGACGCGGCTACTTTTCGACGGCGTAGTTGACCAGCGCATTGGTGCCCCCGGACTTGAGGCAATACACGGACACACCCTTTACGCTGCGGTCGAACGTGACCGACTGGCCCGCCGTACCGAGGTACGCGCTGGCGTTAGCCGCCGTACACGGAATGGGAGTCGCCGTAGTGCCGGTCTTTAGGCAAACGTACACTCCGTTGGAGTCCGCCGCGCTGACGGTGATGGCCCTCGCATCCCCGTTGCCTGCGTAAACCTCGGTTGAGGTGGAGCAGGTGACTTGGCCCGACACGATGCTTCCGCCCTGCTGCATTCGCATGAAGGCCGGGTTGTTGGCGGTCTGGCCCCACGCGGGGGAGGCGGCGAGGAAAGCCCCCGCCGCCAGGATCAGTCCCCGCACGATCAAACCTCGTCGCCCCAGACGACGCCGGACACCGCAATGACGCCCGTGCTGATGTCTGCGTTGGCGACAATACGAAGCGCCTGGCTCACGGTGGAGCCAACGAACCCACCCGGCTTGTAGGGCTGGATTGAGACGGTAGGCTGACGAAGGACCGACCCGGCCGCCTGCGTGGCAGAGAAGGCCGCAAGCGGCCACACAATGTTGACGCCGTTGGTGCCAACTGCCGTGCCGTCCACAAGGTGAAGCGAAGTGCCCGTACCAGCAAGCGCCGTGGTCACCACCGCGTTGATGGCAAACCCCTTGAGGACGAACTTCTTGCCAGTCGTCGGCGTCCACGCGGCTACGTTGCCGGTCGTAGTGAAAGTCGCCGCGAAGTTCTTGACGACGCTCGCCTCCAGATTGGCGACGTTGTAGAAATCCGAGTTCCTGTACTTGAGATTGTTCGGCATCTTCCGATCTCCTTCCTGTAGGGGCTTGCGCCACTACTCCATCCGCATCTTTCGGCGGCGTGGCTGCCGGTTAGGCGGCTTTTGCCGCGGTTACTGCTGCGAACTCTGAATGACGTGGTAGTGGCTGGACGGCGTTGGCGTCGGCGTTGCCGTGGGCTCGATGCAGCCCGCAAACGCAAACGCGACCATGACGGCGATACGCTTCATGCTTGTCACCCTGGGGGCGGCGGCCCCTGTGGAGGTGGGGGTGCCGGGGATGACCCGCCTGCGGGCCCCGCACTCCGAGACTGCCCGCCTGCGGGCGGCACCCCACCATTTTGCATCTGCATTTGCTGGTTCTGTGCAGCCAGTTGCTGCATCTGAACGAATTCCTCTGGACTCTTCGGCATCCAGAGGTTGAACTGGGGATCCAAGCCCATGGCTTGAATAATCTGGTAGACCATCGCGACCATCGTCTGCGGCGGCGCCGGGATGGACTGCAACAACTGAAAGCATTGCTGCATCTTCTGGATCAGGTCGTCGCGGCCGAACACGCCCGAGATGCCCTTTACCTGGATCTGAAAATCCTGCGCGAGCATGTTGAGACGCATCTCGTCCGACATGAACTCGACCGGCCCTGCCCACGCCTGCACCAATTCCTTCAAGGCTGGGTTCGCGAGGTCGCCGCCGTACTGCCAGTACATCTCGAACATCATCCGAAGCGCCGGCTCTAGGTCGTGGCGCTCTAGGTCGCGGGCGAGGTTCGTGATGATCGCGTCACTACGGCCCGTCTTCTGCTGGATCTCGAACTTCGTCGGGCGGCCACGCGAGGTCGGTGCGCCTTCCGCAAACTCGTTGATCCGCATGTCCTCATCAATGCCCTGCGAGAACAGGTTCAAGATCGGGTAGCCCTGCTGGATGTTCGCGTTGAACTGGAGCGGCTTGATGAAATCGCTGCCGCGGCCCTTGTAGACTTTCCCCGGCTCGATGCTGCCGATGTCCGACCCGCTCATGGCCGCCGTCGTGTCGTAGGTAAACGCCTGCAAGACGGAGTACATGAAGTTGTCGATCATCAGGTTGACGATCTTGTTGTACCCCTCCTGCTTGTTTGCAGCGGGAAGCGAAATCGAACGCCCCCAGGGCCTGCCGGCCCAGCGCACGGGCACCGTCCAGATGTACGGATAGAACCCGGACCAGAACGGGTTGCGGCCGATACGCAGGATTTCGCGTTCGTTGCCGACCGTGACGCGCCAGTTCTTGATGACGACCTTGCCGTCATCGTCAGTCAGGTCGCCCCAGTACTCGGTAATCAGGTGGCGAGTGCGCCGCGAGTCTTTGGTAGTGAACAGTTCCGTGTTCCGGTAGCGTTCGCTCTGTTCGTACTGCGACAAGACGGGACTGCCCAGTTTGCCCTTTGCCTCGGGCCGGAACCGGCCGCACAAAAAGCCGTCCTGCACATCCGAGTCGTCCATGGACGACTCCTCGATCATGAACTTCCCGGACAGGGCATGATCGGCGTAAGGGTCCGGGTAAATGGACCAGATCGGGACGTGCGTCGCCTTGATGCCGGACCTGACCCGAGGCGCTGGCGAGACGACCTTGCGGGTCACCGGCTGCCCTTGGGCTTGCAGGTACTGCATGAGCATCGGGTCATCGAAGAGCGGCACGTCGATGAGTTGTGGTGCCGTCTCGACCCATTGCTCCCAGGACAGGCGCACGCAGCCGGAGCCCAGAAGAAGCGCGTCTTTCAAGGCCTGCACGTACTCGTCAATGAACCCGGCGTCCTCGACCACCAGTTCCATGACGCGCTGGATAAAGCGCACCTGGGATTCGTCTGCGCTAGGCAGGCGTTTCTGGAACCGGAACCACTCGGGCGCATCGAGGAGTGCCGCCTTAAAGAGCGACGCGGCCGTCTCGATCTTGTTGAATACCTCTTGGAACGTGATGCTGGACTGCCAGGATTGCTTGCCTTCGGCCTCGGCATTCCGGTTTCGGTAGAGGGCCTCAAGCCACCGCCAGTCGCCTTCTAGGGACTCGCGGCCCCGGCGGGACTCGTCGCGGCGCTTCAGCACCTGGGTGACGATCTGGTCGTCGGTCAGTCTGGCCGCGCCCTCCATGTCGATGACGCCCGACATGTTGGGGTCCATTCCCGGCTGCGCGAGTTGCGGGAACGGAAACGGCGGAAACGGCCGCAGGACGGCAGGGGCTTCCCCGGCAAGAAGGCTAGGCTCGTCCGCGTCGTCTCCAAGCATCCCTGATCTGGCTTTCCAAGACACTCAAGACCGCCTCGCTTCGGAAACTAGGGTACGCCGGAGCAGGGGCTTGACTGTACGGCGGCGGGCTTTGCCCACTTTGCAAACGCTGCACAAGTGCCACCACCTCCCTGCGAGTCATCGGCACGTCCAAGTCCAGTTCCGGTGCCGGCGCGGGCGGTGGCTCGCGGAATTGGGACAAGTCGGTCGAGAGCGTCGTAGTCGGAGGCAAGGGAACTTTCGGCCGGATGGACTCCAGCAACTCCTCCGAAAACGAGATATTGCCCGTATCCGGGTCTACCGACACGCCACGCTCGCCCAGGAACTGAAGCATGTTGCCTTGGACGATGGCTGCCGTTTGGGCCTGGATGGCGGGCGCAATAAACGCGCCCACGAACCCCAGGAGTTCGTCCAAGGAGCCGATCAGAAGGCCGAGCCGCGCCGCCTGGTGCCCGAGTACGTCTCGGAGATATTCGGGAGTAGGCCCCGGTTGAGCAGCCTCTGCTCTACGTCCCCGCCGACGAACCGCCGGCGGCTCGGCTCGGTGTAGGTCGCCGCTATCCCCGGCCGCTCCATGTCCGTTTTCCCCTGCAATCGCTGGTACGTCAGCGCCGGGAACCCCGCCAGATACCTCAAGCAGTCCACCCAGTCCTTCGACTTCTGCTTGTACTGCCAGGCTTTCGTTTGCGTCGGATCCCATATGAACCTCCCGAGTGCGGTAAGGGGCCCGTCGGCCATGTTGGCGACGGGTTCTGTGAGCATGAGTTTGGGCAGGGCCCGTTCCAGGTCTGGACGCCAGACCGGCCGCAGCCAGTCGTGGAGTTTCTGCATGGGGGTGTCCACGCTGGGCTCGTAGTGGAGACCGCGTTCGTGGAACTCGTCAAAGAACGTCTTTTCTAGGTCGCGGTTGGAAGTGAATTGGCCGCCCCGCTGGTCCATGATTGCCAGGGCCGGCTGCCTGGGTAGGTGCGTCCGTTCAGACTTGATGCCCTCGGACATCACGTCGAACGAGCCATCGGGCACATGCTTGGCCCGGACGACGAACACCCGGTCATCTGGCGAGAAAACAGCCCAGATCAGGAACATCCCGCGTTTTGTCGAGGGGTCGCAGACCTCGACGCAGGGCCACAATTTAGCGTCGGTCATATTGCTCGTTTACCCCATGGACCTTCCAGCAGGAGGCGCAGACAGCCAAGGCCCACCGAATGGGCTTCGCGCACAACGCGCAGAGGTGCCGTGTTTCGCCGGAACGCCAGGCGTCGCCTGACACGTCCTGCCTGGCAGGTGGCCGCCGGATCGGCGTCACCTTGCGGCGCGTCATTGGTTTGTGCGCGGCCCAGGGACGACGGTAGCGGGCATAACCAACTGACTTTCGCGTGGGATGGTAATGCCCAGATCCTTTTCGATGTCGATCTTGATGGGCACGCCCGACATCCCGACGATCATCTTGGCGAGCGCGAGCCGGATCTGGTCAAGTTTGCGGTCGTAATCGTCCAGCCGCTGGACAAGGGCGCCGGCCCACTCCTCCATGTCTTGGAGTTGCTCTTTCGTCGGGTCATCCATGTCATGTCGCCTATGTCACATCACCAAAGAGCAGGGCAGACGTGTGTTTCACGGGAAACGTACCAGAACTCCACGCCGGCCATGTCCAGAAACTCGCCGCGCTCACGGGCGGCCCGCTCGGCCGGGTTCGTAATCCCGGCCAAAAATGCCCTGATCTCGTCGTGCGGAAGCGCCCCACCGTGGCATTCCCGGCAGTTATCGTGGATGTCGCCGCGGAAAACGGCACTAAAGCCGTGCGCTTCGGCGTCCGGGTCGTTCAACGGCGCCACTAGCGCGTCGAACATCCACGGCTCCTTGATCGGAGTCGCGGTTATTAAAATCCAGCCCTGCCGGGCCATGGTCCCGCGGCGAACGGCGGTGAAGATGCCTTCGGGCGGGGGCTCGTCGGCCCAGACACCGTCCCAGACCGCGCCCTCGAACGACGCCGGATCCTGGTCGTAGGACATGATGTGCAATTGGGCGCCCGATTTGAAGTAAAATATCTCGGGGAGTTTGGTCCCGGTGCCCCGTTTCGGGGGTTTGGACATCATGTCCTGGGCGATGAACTGCTCCAGTTTGGGCAGAATGGTCTTCGGGATGGCGCTGGAGAAGTTCTCGCCCATGGCGAGGTAGCGCCGGCCCGCTCGGTCCACGTCGGCCCAGTCCTTCGGGATCTCACCGCCCAGGGCGGGCGGCTGCACGCCCGTACACCCGGCTACCGTCTTGATGGCGCCGAGTTCGGTCTTGCCCCATTGGTTGCCGGCGATGGCAAGGATGATCTTCCTGTCGCACTCAAGGACCGGACGCTGGTGCGGAAAGGGCTTCCAGAGAGCAAACTTGCCCCTTCGACGCAGCGCAATGGCGGTAGTGGCGTTCTGATCGAGGAGTTTCCGAAGTTCCTCCTCGCTTAATTCAGCAACGGTTCGCTGGTCGATCCGAGGCACGCCGCGCTCTTTTAGCCCTACGCCTGGCCCCAGTCACGACCTGTTTGACGTGCATCATGTCGAGGACGATGTACTCGCGGATGGAGTTATGAGCCGGCGGCTTGCGCTCCAACATGGCTGCCCGGGTCAGGTCCGGGTTCAGCCCCAATGCATCGCAAATCTCTACAAATGAATATCCAGGCGCAGATGGATATTCCCCGCTGTTCGGGTATTGGCCGTGAATCCAGGCCCGCAACTTGTACCGCTCCAGGTGAGACACGACCGGATAGCGATGCGGGTAGTGCAGGTCGTTCCAGGCTTGCGTCAGCATGGCACGGCGGATGTTCAGTTCGGGCACGTCGCAAGGACGGTCGCCGTACTGCTGATACCAGAGCAGGGTGTCGCCGAGGAGTTCGACGGCAATAGCCTTCTGCTGGCGAGTCGCTGGCGGCGGGAGTTCGTTGATCGGCGGACAAATCGACCAAGGAGTCGTCTTCACGCACCGCCCCCCACCCCAACAGCCACCCCGGCAAAATATTATGTCAAATAGGCCCCCAACTCAAATGCCACAAAACGCCCATGGGCATTGAGGAAATTGGAAATCGGCCACACCCCCCCTTGAACAGGGTCGCCGTTACCCCCCCTTTAGGGAATCCCCCCCCGCGGAGCCCTTTGCGGAGCCCGCGTCCGAGCGCAGTTTGCGCCCGGGCCGCTCCACCCGAGTGGGCTCCGGCACCACCTCCGCGTCGATCTCGACGCGAGACTCCTGCCGGCGGCGCAACTCGGCACGAAGGGTGTCGATGTTCGACAGAACGTCGAGGAACTGGTCCGGCGTCACGTTGGAACCGCCGCCGACCGAGTCCTGGGCCCATTCCTGCCATTGAGACGCCTTGTCGGCCATGATGCCCGCGATCACCGCCAAGTCGCGAGCCGCGACCGGCTTGCGAATGATCTCGCCGTGCTTGAGAGCGATATGGTCGCCATTGTCCAAGCGGTCCCGAATCTCGGTAACTGCCCGGTCCCAGAGCGATCCCGCCTCGATGGATCGAGCCCGCGCATGAGTGCGCCGGATTTGATCCACCATGCCCTGGGCCTCCGGCGCTGCCATCCATCGCGATATCGTGGACTCGGGGATTCCGTAAATCCGCGACACCTCGCGGATGCTGCCTAGGTCCGCCACGCCCCGAATCGCCGCAGCCCGAGTCTCCTCGGGCCAGGCTGCACCGACGCCCCCAAAACCGTCCTTTTGTTTTTCCGCGGGGAGAGAAGAGGGACTATCTCCGCGCGGGGGGGGCGATGGGACATTCGGCCCCGCGCCGATTGGCCCTTCGGCCCCGGCTCCGGCGCTTGGCTTGCCTGCCGGATCGGCCCCGGGCCCCGGCTCCGGCCCGCCCATGGCCCCATGGCCCGGCATAGGCTCCGGGCCAATGGCAAAGGCACCGTGCCCACCCGGCATAGGCTCCGGGGCCCCATGCGTTTGGCCTGGTGAGGTTGCGGGGGGCCGGCCCCTATCCGCTCCCACATCCGCCCCCGGTCCCCTTGCCCTGGTACCGCCACCGCCCCCGGGCCCGTGGCCCCCGCGTCTCTCCGTTCCCATGTATCCACCCGTGCCCAAGAAATTGCCCGGGCGCCACGGGAATGTGGCCCGTGCCCTTGACACTAGCGGCGCCCGTGACGTAAGAACGGATTGGGACTACCAACCCGGCGCCTACCAAGCGCCCGAACCATGGGAGAAGACAATGTTGAAGAACCAAGCGAACATCGACGCGGCGACCGCGCCCACGTTAGAGACTCTCCGCGCCTTCCTCGACCGACCGATCCGCCTCAACAGCGACAACTACCAAGGCGCACCCGATGCCTATCGCGCGGACCGGCACAAGATCGTCCGCGACAGAGAAGACGCGCGCGCCCTCATTCGATGGGCGCAGACCTGGGGCGTGACGGCCGACGACATCGCCGACGCCGATTTGCGGTTGTCCTGGTCAGTCGGCGCAGGTTGGGATTATGTGCCCGGTCAATACTACCAGACCGAGGTCTGTGCTGCGGTCGCAAGCGCAGTTGCCGATGCAATCATGGATGAACATCGCGTCAGAATCGACAACGCGTGTCCCATCGACCCGGCGACTGGGGCGCCCGTCGCAAATCCTTATTCCTCGCTCCTGCGCGACATCGTGGCCTACATCTCCGCATGTAACCCGCGCGAAGGCCGGCGCCTGGCTAGGTGGTTCCGATGATCGAGCATGGGTCGCGATTGGCAGAGGTTTACGAGCGCGCCACCGATGCCGACAAGGTCGCGTTGGTGGAAGCGAGCGAAGCGCATGAGATCGCTTACGCAAGCGCTGTGCGCGCGACACGATGGCATGACGTTGTGCGCACACCAGCCGCTCGTCGAGCAGCGCTTGCCGCGCACCGGGTCGCAGACGAAACGTTTAAATCGTTGGAAAACGCCATGCTGCTCGCAGACGCGCGCATAAACGAGCCGCATCGACGACGTGCCATCGGCTACACGAAGGGGGCCTAACCAATGGATATCCGTTGCAGATACTGCCGGGAGCCCTGGGAACTGGATCACATTCACGACGAAGCCGAGGCAGCCGGAACCACGTTTAAGAGCCTTCGCGCAAAATTCTCGCAAATGGGATGCGTCGCTTTAGGAGGACAGGACTGCCGCAAGGGCCGCACCCCTAGCGCCGTCGTGGATATGCTTACGGGCCTTCTAGGCGACGACGTGGACGGGCTCGCGTGCGAGTTAGAGGACGCTGCCGCCATCGGGCTGCTAGATGATTAGACCATGAGCGATCCCACGTCACACCAGGCTTGGCGCGAATGGGCAAACCACCTAGAACGCCTCGTTTCCGACTATGCGGCCGCGGGGCCTGGATTCGAAACCGCCACAGCCGGCGCCATCGTGGATGCTGTCAAAATGGTGATCAGGCTAATCCGAGAAGAATTCCCGGGCCACTAGCCGGCCAGCCTATCGCCTAAACCACGGGCCCCGTTCCACACTAGGAACGGGGCCCGTATTCATGGGAGAAAACATGCCGAACCACAATTGCAGCGATTGCGGGGCACCGTCCGTTTGTCCCGATTGTGGGGCCCCGTTGCTTTGTAGCGTTTGCACGGGGGCCCGCGGGGGCGCGGCAACGCGTGGGGTGCGTTCCCCGTCGCGCACGCATGCCGCTCGCCGCGCCTCTAGGTTCGCACGTCCAGGGAGCCGGATGGTTGAGGTCACGTGGCCCGATCCCGCGTTACCTCACCGCCTCACGATTGCCGCCGCGGCACGCCTAGCATCGGCAAAGGGCGTCTCGGGAATCCTATCGGCAAAGGGCGTTCGGCTCGGGACCGTGTCGCCGGACGGGTGGACGCTAGACGATCCCTGGGCCCTGCGCCCCACGGGCCGAGCAAAGGCGCGACGGGCAAAGGCGCCCGAAACGGCATAGGGGCAAAGGGCGCTGGCAAAGGGCGGCCCCGCCGGCACCACCCGTAACGGGGCCTCGCAGCCGGCCCCCCCATGGGAGTCGGAGGGCCTGCCACTATCCGGTCACCTATCACCACGCGCTGGCATAGGCGAGCGTCGCGATGGGCTCCAGGTAAATCTGCGGCACGAAGTAGGCCGGCCGGTAACCGAGCGGGTCCGCCCGAAACCGGGGCTGCATCGCTTCCGAGGCGTGCATCCAGCCGTGGACCCGATAGTCGCCATCCGTGACGGTAGCCAGGACGTAGGTCTGGTCCTTCGGGCCATCGAGTTGGACGATCAGGTCGCCGTAGTGCCGGCTGCTCGTCTTCACGTCGAAATGCGGCAGGTCCGAACTCCCACGCCGCGGCCTCTTCTCCTGGTAAAGGCAGTCCTTCACGCCTAGAAGGACGGCGACCGCCATCTCCCCGGTGGCTCCCAAGCGGTCAAGACGTAGCGCGTCATCCCCGATGACCGGCGCCGCGTTCCGGCCCTTGGCCCCTATCGCGTTGTCCGTGTGGTATCGGCGCAGGGCCTCCTGCTCGGCCTGTTCCACCTCCTCGGGGCTCAAATTGACCCTGTGGACGCATTTGCCGCATTGGCACCTAGCCTTGCCCTTCACCTGCTATCGCCTCTACGGGCCCGCTGGGGCGCTCTACGGAACGGTTCCAGCCCCTTGGCCGCCAGCCCTCTTTTCAGCGTCGCCAGGATGGCGGTCACGGCGTCTTCAATCTCCGCTTGCTCCTCGGCGGACTGCTCCGAGCGATCATCCAGAAGGATTTGGCGCCCGCGCTCGCCTTCTTGCCGACGCATAAACGAAAAGGCGTGATGCCGGAGTTCGGCCACGGACGGGAACTTTTGCGTCTCCCGCACCATCATCCTGGCGCCCTCCTGCCCGGCATCGGCCGGTAGGTCGAGGATCTCGTTTACCCAGATCCGCATACTGGTTTCCGCCCAGGGCGGACCAGGCCATGCGGCTGCCACATAGGCCACGATCCGCCGCGCTTCGTTCTCGGTCACGCTGCACCTCCCCCAAGAAATCGAGCCAAGGCCAGGTCGGTCGGGTGCGCCCGCTGGCCGTCTCGGCGGGTCGGCTGCGCCTTCCGCAGCCAATTGCGGAAAGTCGCGCTCCAGTCGGTCTTCGGAGCGGCAAACTCGTAGTCCAGGAAGGCCGCGAGTTGGGCGGCAAGGTCGATTCCGCGCTCCTCGGCTATCACTCGATGGCTGTCGTCCGGCGCGAACGCCGCAGGCGGTCGCCTACTCCTCACTCCTTTAGGAGTGAGTTGTTTT